TTACATTACGATTCATCAATCCAATAATAATTGGATACTTTGTGAGGGTGGGAAACTGCCCTCGCAACTAACATAAGGAGAATAAAATGGTAAAATTAGTATTATCAAATGAGAAGATGGTTACTCTTAAAAGAGGCAACAAAACAATCACTAGAAGTCAGTTAGACTATGAAACTAATAAAGTGATGTATAATTTTAGAGGTTTTAAACCTGAGCAAGATGTTGTAAAAGAAGTTAAAGAAGTTGCTACAGAAAATGTAGTACCTTTAAAAAAGAAACGAAAAACAAGGAAGAAAAAAGATGAACAAGTGGATAATTAAACAAACGAGAAAATGGTCAAAATGGGTTTGGAGAAAAAGCATTAATAATCCAATGTACTCTATCCCTTTATTATTAATAATTGCTTATTTAATTTGGAAATAAATTATGGCTAATTATACGGGTGCAGATGTAATAACTGCTAGTGATGTAACTAAATATCAACCAGATGCGTTTGATTTTGGTATAGCTTCAACTGATACAGAAGCAGTTAATTTCTTTGCACAAACTACTAATGATATTTTTAGACAATTAAGAATAGAGTGGTGGCCTGTATATAAAACAAACATATTTACAGATATTACAGTTTTAAATACTGCTGAAATGGTTAATACAAAAGTTAATTTAGATCAGTTTGAAAGAGCTGGTGTTTATTTATTTTTAGGTAGATTTTATTTACCAGCATTAACTAAATTTAGACCAGAAACAGAAAAAGATAGATTTGAAAGAATGGCAGAATATTACATGAGCCAATACAATATCGAATGGAGAATGATATTAGAAGATGGTGTAGAATATGATGTAGATGCTGATGGAACTATTATCTCTAATGAGAGAGAACCATTACATGGGTTTAGAAGATTGACTAGATAATGACCATTGATTTAAAAATCAAAACAAATGCTGATTTAATAAAAAAAAGATATGCAAGAATACAAAGAAAATTTAAAAGCATTATTGAAAAAGGAATATTACAAGCTGGTTTCCAATTACTAGATATTATAAGAACTAAAACACAAAAAGGTATTGATTTTAGAGATAGACCTTTTCTTCCATATTCAGAAGGATATTTAAAAAGACTGCAAAAAGAGGGAAAATCTACAAAGGTTGATTTGTTTTATTCTGGTAGAATGTTAGGTGCATTAACTCCATCTGGCAGAACTATTAGAAAAACAGGAATTAATAAAGTTAGTGTTGGGTTTAGTAATTCTCAAATGCGTCAAAGAGCATTATTTAATCAAGTATTAGGTAAAAATAAGAGGGAATTTTTTGGATTTAATGATAGAACAGCTAATATAATAAGAAAACAATTTAATAGATTTGTTGCAAAAGAATTTAGGAGATCAAGATTATGAGTGTAAGAGAAAACATAGCATCTAATTTATTGTCAGTTATATCTGCTATATCTAGCCCAACAATAAAAAAAGCTACTAGACAACCTTTTATTTTAGATGAATTATCTGAGCAACAATATCCAGCAGTAATAGTTCAAACATCAGAAGAAAATAGAGATGATGCAGAACTTGGAAGTGGTGCTAGAACTAGAACAGGCACTATTGATTTTTTAATATTAGGTTTTGTTAAGGGTGCAGAAGCTAATATAGATACTAAAAGAAATGAATTAATAACAGCTATTGAAACTGCAATAGAAACTGATATTACTAGAAATGGTAATGCACTTGATTCAGAGGTTGTTCAAGTAGAAACTGACGAGGGTAGTTTATTTCCTGTTGGTGGCATTAGAATGACAATAAGATGTATGTATGAATTTCAATCAGGAACACCATAATGGCTAAAGCAGATCAATTAATAGATAAACTAGAAAATAAGCTAGATGATGTTGAAAAGCTAGTAGATGAAATTTCTTTAATGATTATGGATTGCAGAAAAAAAATAGATAATTATAAAGATGGCGAAAGTATAGAAGATTTTCCTGAACTAGATGAGTTCAATGAACTTGACGAAGAAGAAGAAAACTAATAAAAGAGCATTATGGCTAAAGATATTAAATTATATAAAGGTAACTCAGAGATCATTATAAATGAATCTAACCTTGAACATTATTTAAGACTAGGCTATAAGCAAGAAAAAGAAAATAAACCAAAATCTAACAAGGATAAAAAGACATGGCAACACATCACGGAAAAGAAGGAGTTGTAACAGCTGGTGGAACTGCTGTTGGGGAACTAACATCATTCACACTTGAAACAACAGGAGATGTAGTAGAGGATACAGCTTTAACAGATGCAACTAAATCATTTGTTAGTGGCAGAACATCATTCTCTGGTACATTAGAAATGCACTTTGACGAAACTGATGCTCAACAAGAAACTTTAACTGCTGGTTCTTCTATCTCATTTGTTTTATTACCAGAGGGTAATGATTCAGGAGATGCAAGTTACACAGGAACAGGAATTGTTACTGGTATGAGTATTAATAACTCAATGGACGCAATTGTTTCAAGAACTGTTACTTTTCAAGGAACTGGTGCATTAACTGTAGGTACTGTATAATTCTAATTTATGTCAGTTATTGATAGAGTTAAATCTCATTTTGAAACTCTTAAAACTATCACTATTGAAGTTGAGGAGTGGAAAGACGAGCATGGTAATGCTAGTGTATTCTATTCAGAGCCATTAACCCTTGAAGAAAAAAACATAATCTTTAAGAAGTCTAACAACTTTCAAGATTTAACTGTTCTTGTAGATTTGCTTATAATGAAGTTGCAAATCAAAAATGATAAAGGCGAAATGATTAAAGCCTTTAGCCCAGAAGATAAATTTGCATTAAGAAAAAAAGCTGATTCTAATGTTATCTCAGAAATTGCTAATAAAATCCTTTTAGAAACTAATTACGAGGAAGCTGAAAAAAAGTAGATAGCGACCCAGATGTTAGGTCGCTTTTAGTTATTGCAGAACGATTACATCTTACAATCCAACAAGTTCTTGATATGCCTGTTAGCCATTATAATCTTTGGTTAGCTTACTTGAAAAAAGAACAAGAACAGTATAAAACAAATCAATCACTAGCTGACGCAAGGAAATTTAAGTAATGGCAAACCAAAAACTAAACATAGACATTGTAGCAAAAGATAGGTCGAAACAAGCCTTAAATAATGTTCAAAAAGGATTATCAAGATTAAAACAATCTGTATTTAATTTAAGAAATGCTTTTATAGGTTTGGGTGCTGGTATTGTTATTAAAGGATTTTTAGATGCTGGTATGCAAATTGAAAATCTTGAAGTTCAACTTAAAGCATTATTTGGTTCTGCTAAAGAGGGTCAAAAAGCATTAAAAGAAGTTACTGATTTTGCATCTGGTACTCCTTTTGAATTAAAAAATATACAACAAGGTATTACTGCACTTGCTACAGTTAGAAAAAAAGCAGAAGAAAATGGTGTATCATTTAAAGAACTTTTAAAAATTACAGGTAATACAGCAACTCTTTTAGGTAATGATTTTGCTTTAGCATCATTACAAGTTCAAAGATCATTTAGTGCTGGAATATCATCTGCTGAACTCTTTAGAGAAAGAGGTGTTAAAGGCATGGCTGGTTTTAAAGAGGGAGTAAGAGTAAGTGTTGAGGATTCTATAAAATTATTATCAAAAGCATTTGGTACAGGTGGAGAGTTTGGAAATTTAACAGATGATTTAGCACAAACATTATTTGGAACTATATCTAATATAAAAGATGCTTTTTTTATTTTTCAAGTAGAAGTTTCTAAAGGATTTTTTCATGCTTTAAAAACTAATTTAGGAGATTTGAAAAAAACAGTAGAAGAAAACAGAAAAGAAATTGCAGAATTTGGTGCTATGATTGGTGCTGGATTAAGTAAAGCAATAGAATCTACAGCAAGTACCTTAAAATTTATGAAAGATAATATTGGTTTATTAACAGAAGCATTTAAAATATTTTTAGCATTAAAGATTGTAGGATTTTTTAATAATATTGCTGTTGCCATAGGAGTTGCAAATACTGCTATGTTAGGATTTAACGCAACAGTTAGAAAAAATTTATTAATAGGAAGTGCTGTTTTAATAATCTCTCAAATAGATGACATAATTGCTAAAGTAAAAGAATTAGCAAATATTGGAAAAGAAGAACCTATAGATGCAGAAGATTTCTTAAAAGATGGTAAAAAAATGATTGAAGTCATAGATATGGCTGGAAATAAAGTTAAAATATTAGTAACTGATTTGTCTAAAATGGAAGGTATATTTATTAATACATTACCAGCCATAAGAGAAGCAGAAACAACATTTGAAAGAATGTTTAGAAAAATAAAAGAATCTTTAGCAAGTTTTGGAGAAGATGCTTTTGGTGGTTTTAAAAAAGGATTAGAAAGTTCACTTGATGTTTCTGTTTTTGATAGATTTGAAGAAGCTGGTAAAAAATCTTTAAAATCATTAGAAAGTACAATGGCAGATTTTATTATGACAGGTAAATCAAATTTTGAAACATTAAGAATTGCTATTACTAGATCAATAGTTGAAGCTTTAATTGGTTCGGCAGTTACTTTTGCATTAAAAAAAGCAACAGCTATGTTTAAACTTCAAGCTATTAAAGAGGGTTTAATTTCAACTTATAAAGCTGGTCTTAAAGCACTTGCTTCTGTTCCTTTCCCTTTAAATCTTGCTGTTGCTGGTGCAGTAATTGGAACAGGTATGAGTATGGTAAATAAAATAAAAGGATTTCAAAAAGGTGGTGCTGTATCAAAAGATCAACCAATTCTAGTTGGAGAAAACGGGCCAGAAATTTTTCGTCCCAATTCTACAGGTCAAATAGAACAAAATGCAAGAGGAACAGATACAGGAACAACAAATGTTAATTTTACAATTAATGCAGTAGATGTAAAAGGAGTTGAGGAATTACTATTAGATAATAGATCAACTATTGTAAATGTAATAAATGGAGCATTAAACGATCAAGGTAAAGAAGCATTAGTTTAAATATTAAATGAAAAAATTTTTAATAACTCATTGGGTTACTGCTGATTTTATTGCACAAAAGGTAGTAGATGAAAGCCAAATAGATGCTACAAAAAACGACTTAAAAACTAATACAGTTCCTGATGGAACTTTTAGTATTGTTATGTTAAAAGGAACAGAGAAAAAAATAAGAACAACTTATGAAGAATATAACGAAACATTAAATGAAAATAATAAAGAATAAAAGGTATTAATTATGAGTGGCACATATCCTACATCTCCAGTTTTTTCTTCATTAGGCTTTAACAGTACACAAGCCACTAAAATTACAACAACAGATAGTGGTAAGGTTTTTGCTACACAAATAGATGGTCAAAGGTTTAAATTTTCAGCATCATATC